ATGGAAGTTTCTGAGTTGCCGGACAAAACACAGGAAGCCTTGTTAAATTTTGTTCGTGCTCTTGCTCGCAGACAAGCTCGCCTAGATGCTGCTGAGGAAAGACAGAAGCGCCAGCGCGTGTCGCCGCCTCCTGTGATAGAGCCTGACGAGAAACCAATGGCTGCCGACGCGGAGAACAGATTAAAGCTGTCTGAGGCCCTGACGCCTCACGCCGCGGTGGCTATACTGCAATCAAAAGGGATAGCGGTCTCTGAGCGAACGCTTCGTGAGAAAGCGCGCAAGCTCGGCGCGTGCCGAATCATCGGAAAGGCTATGTTCCTGATGCCGGAAGATATCGACGCGATCATCGAGGGAGCCAAGCCGAAAGCAAAGATTTCCGTCAACGGAGCACCGAGCGTTTCACAGTGGAGCGAGGCTGACACAGACAGGCTGAGAGAGCGGCTTGCCGCTAAAAAGCCGCGTGGACGACCAAAAAGCACAAAGCCTTCATCAGTGCAGTCATGACATCCGATCTTCGCTCAGTGCCTCGCCTTGGTCTCAACCGGGCCGAGCTCGCGCTATCGATCGGCGTAAGTGTCAACACCGTCGACAAAATGGTCGAGGAAGGGGCACTGCCGCCTCCACGCAAATGGCACACGCGCAAGATCTGGATTGTGAGCGAGATCGAGGTGGCAATGCTTGAATGGCCCCAGGACGGCGATCAAACTGCGATCGATGACGAGGACTGGACAATGACGGCTTGATGGCGCCAGATCCATTCAATTGCCTCGATGGCAGCAGGTAGGACATATGACACGCAAGGCTTTGATCAAAGAGGCTGAACTCAATCGTATGGCGAAAGTCGCGAAAAAGTTTGGCGTTACCATCGAACAGGAGTTTGATGGGATCATCGTCCGGGTCGTGCCTCAGCCTGGTTTAGAAGCGCCACTCGAAGAGAATCCATGGGATACCGTATTGAGCACGCCGCCCGAGCCAATCCAGCCGCCACTGGATCATCGAGAGGAATTTGCAATGAGACGCTTAATCGAGGCCGGTGTCGGTTCTAAAGTTTATTCCTGCACGTTGCGCTCGTTCGGGCCGCTAACGCAAAAGAAGCTGTCGGAGCGGGGCTACATAGAGGTTTCCCATCAATCGGGTGAAAAATTCAAAGATGATGAGATCAGCCTAACGGCGAAAGGCTTGGCGGATTGGAAGTCTTTGGAAGCTCATTGGCGAAAGTACGTCACGCTGTGATTTAACAGGAATGCCGGCAATGACGCCAAAGAAGAAGCAAGGCGCAAGCCCTGACATAATTGCCGATACGGATTTAGGCTCTTTGCTGAAATCAGAGGTTGGGGAACGCCCTCGCGTCGAAGTCCGGCTTCTGAAAATTAATGCTGAAGGAAAACTTGAGGAGCTGTCCTGCTATCCTCTCTCCTACTACGGATCTTGTCCCAACGTCGGCGACACTATCGTGGACGGTATGCTTGGAAAACCGAGTTTCTATTCCATCCAACGCCGATATTTTGTTGGAGAAAGCGCTTGGTTCTCTGGCTGGGCACTCATCGTGCGAGAAATCGACCCAACTGGCCCACCTTTGAAACTATGGGAAGAATGGCAGGATGCGACAAAGTTCTGGGATGATGTTGCCGACCAAAAAGCAGAAGAGCTGCATCAATCGATCCTAAGATCGATTCAAGCCGCTACCAAGCGACCCGAGCCAAAGAAACCGCCTTCAAAGACAATGCCAAAAACGAGACGAAAGCGGATTCCGAAGCCGACATAGACCGCGTCATCCGGACCGCGAAGGCTACTGGCGCCGTGGTGCAGCTCGATCTGGGGATGCTGGTCGTGACGATCGATCCAAATTCCGAAAGGCTCGGCGTCGAACGAGCGACTCGGCTGGCGCCAGATGGGTCGGAGAACTTGGAAGGGTAATGCCCCGGCGGGTTGAGCATCTGTAATCATAAGGCGAGTTATCGCCATCGACATTCCCGCCGAATCCCCTACAAATGATATTAAGCATGGAGAGCTGACAATGGCGAAGCCGCGGCGGCCGGCGATAAAGACGCGAAGAAAGCCTCGTAAAACTAACGCTTCTCGCCCAACACCACCCCCGTGGATCTACTTCGTCGCGGCCATTGCCATTCCCGTGACTATAGAATTCCTTATCCCTAGACCTTGGGCTCACTTTCCCTGGGTAGTCGGTCCAATTGCTTGGCTTGTGACAATTGTGGCCGTGATCTCTTTCCTTTGGTCGTTGATTACTCGCAAAGGGCTAACCTTTGGATCTACGGGCAGTTGCATGGCTCTCGCGGCCTTCATCGTTGCCGGTGCGGTATATTTGCTGGCGCCCCCGATAGCATTTTTTCTCACGCTGTTGGTCTCGCAGGTCGTAGCGACAATCATCTTCATCGTGCTGGCTTTTATCTTACGGAGGCTTCAAATTGGCACGGATCCGCTACGCCACATGGAAATTCGTCCTTTGACCTTTAACCTGGAAGCGGCCCGCCAGTGGCTGCGGCACGCTCTGCCGGCTCTGGTTTTATGGAATGGTTTAACGCTTATTTTTCTCCGGACGGGGTGCGAGGATCTCACCATAGCGACAGACGTTCATAGGTGCATGGATGGTGAAGTCTTAATGGGAGTCCATGGGCCCTTTGCAAACATCTACTACGCAGCATACTTCGGGATGATGGCTTTTGCGGCACCGGTTTTGGCTGTCCTTCAAGCGCTTTGGCGCATTGCGAAGCGTCCTGACCATGAGAATGAGATGTCACAATAGCGGAATGCCGGAGACAACAATGTGATTATTGGAATCGCGGCACCGATATCGAACGCATCATCCGGGCCGCGAAGGCAGCAGGCGCTCTGTCAACGCCGGCGATAGAAGTAAAACATCAAGGCCAAAAGCAAAATTGTCGGAATACCAGCGATACTGAAAAGCACCGCATATCCCCAGAGATCCTGTGGCTCGCCAGTGCATTGAGCAAAAGGGCAAACAACCTGCGCGGCAACAATCAGCGCCAAAAAGGAGGCCGCGATCAGGATTAGAAGTGCCATAATCGCGAAAGCCAACGTAAACGCGATAATGCGATTGATAAACCCAATTGCCGCCTGCATTGCCTGACCTTTTCGGCTGAGCCTTCCGGCTTTTTACATGAGCTCAGTTGTCCAGGCCATGCCCTTCGAAAGCTCTCGACACCTTCAGCCGGCTATCCCAATTCCCCAGATATTCGTGGGCGAGCTCTCGGCTCTCCGTGAAGGTCACGTTCTCCGCATTCCGCTTCTGCGCCGCGGCTGTGTAATTGTAGGACCCGCCTATCGTCAGGCGTCCGTCGATCACGATGATCTTGTTATGCGCGATCGCGGGCTCGAAATCGATCCAGACCGAAACGCCAGCGGCTTCGAGCAGTCGGAGTCGAGATTGCAACCGATGACGGCTGATCGGTTGCCCATCCATCAGATGATCGAGTATTCAACGATCAAGATCTGGAGCCGACTGATGGAAAAGAACAGGGACATTCAAGCGCTGCGCGGCATTGCAGTGCTGATGGTATTTTTACAGCACTATCGAAGCCGACTTCCGACTCCCGAGTGGTACCACGGCATCTTTAATTATGCCGGCTTCTGGTCCGGCGTTGATTTGTTTTTCGTCATATCCGGCTTTGTGATTGCTCGATCGCTCATCAGTAGAGGCGACTGGGGAATCGGCCACAAGTTAAGTGGATCGGCGCTTAAGGACTTTTGGATACGGCGCTTTAACAGGCTTGCGCCGGCCGCGTGGTTCTGGATTGCATTTTCGACCGTGCTGTCACTGTGCACGATAAGCGTCTCCTATCCCGGCACACTCGGGACAGCGTTAATGAGCGCAGCAACCGCCCTCACGGCGACATCCAACTTTTATTGGTCGCATTGTGTCGTTACGCACAGGATCGGCATCAGTTGCATGAATCCAGATTTCAACGGCGTCTTTTGGAGCTTATCTCTGGAAGAGCAGTTTTATCTTCTATTCGCCATCCTTGCCTTTATCTTCACATATTCGCGCCTCGCGAAGGCATTTCTGGCAATTCTTATTATCTCGGTCGTAGCCAACTATTTTCTTATTAATGGAGCATTTTCTTTGCCTTGGGTGCTACGCCCCCAAGGCTTGATCGTCGGAGTACTGCTGGCAATCCACCACGACCGAGTGGCCACCCTCGTCGCTCAGCTTTCCTATCGGACAAGAATCTTGGTTTGCGTGCTGGCGATCGCGCTAATTTGCGCGCTCCCCACAATGTTGGACCTCAACTGGTCAATCCCGCTATTGGCGGCTGCATCAGCCGTAGCGGTCTCCATTTCGTTGCCTGACGGAGGAATCTCCAAAGGACGAGCTGGATCGCTTCTTCAATGGGTCGGAAACAGATCCTATTCTTTGTATCTCTGCCATCTCCCAATCATCATCGTAGCTCGCGAAGTGTCATTTCGACTTTTAGGAAGGCAATCCGTAAGCTTGCCGTCGTCTGTGGCTTTCGCAATAGCATTCCCTGCGACATTGGCCGCGGCACTTTTCGCGGCGCATCTAAGCTATCGGTATATCGAGAATAACCGGCGCTTGAAAATTAGTAGGGGGACTGTGCAGGCGGCCGCGTAGCCATCGACTTCGGGTAAACACGCGGCATTCGGGACGAGTTTCGGTTTCATGGAAATCCTAGGAAAGTTGGCCGGATGACCGTTCGGAAATCTTTACCGCTGAGAAAATCAATCTCAGGCGGGTCTCTATTAGTTTCTTGCCGGCGCGCGACATTACCCTAGATCGAATAAAAGGAGCCAGAATAGCTTTACGGGTTTGAAGTGCAGCGTGATGAAGCAATAGACATTCTAAGGGGACTGGGCATCATCGCAGTGGTGGCCGGACATGTGGGAACCGATATCGGCATCAAAATTTTGCCAGTCTATTCCTACCATATGCCTTTGTTTTTCTTTATCTCGGGCATCTTTTACCGCGATGACAAGATCGAAAGCATCTTTCAAATCACGGCAAAACTGTTCTCAAGGATGATTTTTCCAGCTCTGGCGGCCGCTATTTTTTACGACTTCGTGACGCTGTCCGTATTTCATCAATTAGGACTGCCGTTTGGCGGCGGCGCTCCAAACCCGTCAGCAATCTTAAGGACCTTTCTGTTTGGCGGATATCTGACGGCTGCGTATTGGTTCATCGGCGCCTATATCCTCATCTACCTCTATTTCCACATCATCCACGTGTGGACGCACAGCATCGCAAGCCGGCTGATCGGCCCCGCAATTACGAGATCGGTATGTGGCGTGCTTTATGTAGGCGCTGCGGCGGCAAGCATTTATGTCGCTACGTTGCTCTATGGCGACGTCCAGGATCAAGATCGGCATATCATTGTCGCCGGCCATAAAGTCGAGATCGTCTTGCTACGCTTCCTCTTGGGATGCGGCTTCTACTATCTCGGTTCGCTTTTCGGGAGATTTCAGGATCGCTTGCCTTCATCCCCCGCGCTCCCGTTGGCCGTAGCAGCGATCTGCTTCGTGATCGAGGGCTTCATTTTCAGGAACTACAACGTCTTTTTCTCGATGCAGATCATGTCGTTCCCCAATTTTGTGACGCCCATGATCACAAGCATATTCGGGATCATCATCTTCTACGCGATCTCAGAGGCACTCACCAGGAGTCGGGCCGCCAGGATACTCTCCTTCATTGGGCAAAACTCCTATGCGATATTGCTCAACCATATGTTCGGGTTCTTCCTGCTGAACCTACTTTTTGTTGCGCTCGGCCGCATCAGCCTTTCGGATATTTCCGACCCCTACTACCGCTTTCAGCAAGATGAGACTGTTCCCCTCTATATTCTGTTCGGTTTGGTCGTCTCGATTGCAATCCCAATCTTGCTGAAGGAAGCGCTCCACGGCTTGAAGGTTTCGATTTCCAAAATCGCGTGAGATCAGAAAACAGGTCCCATCATGGTATTGCTCCTGCTGGCGAGGCACAGCGAAATCGCAGATCTGAGCGCCGGGCAAAGGATACCCCTATTAATAGGCGGACATATTCGGCTCAATGTGACAATCATGTGAGCGATACTGCGCTTATGCTGAGATTATTCAGCCTATTCACAAGATCAATATCGAGTGATACTTTTATACTGCGCAAGTTACTGAACTCCAGTTCGGCCCCGACTCGCGCGACAGTGCTACGTAGCCGCCCTGCCTGGCCCCACCGGGCAGGGCATTCATTCAGACTGGTAGAGCCCCCGATAGGGCGTCGCAGCTTGATACTTTCCCACCAAGCTTAGCCCGACTTAACGTCGGGCTTTTTTTGCGATCGCTTATTTTCCAAGAATCACGATTGCTATCCGCTTCAGCGCATCGGCAAACGACACCCCGAGCGCCATGCCGGCAATCCCGATCATGCCCAGCGCACCAAGCCCCATGAGCTTCCATCTCTTCACATCGTCAGTCACCGGCCGCATTTCCGAAACGTCTTCTTGAACCGCGGCCAGATTGCCCTCGACCTTACCGACGCGATCGACCAGTTGATCCATGCGTTGATGCATCGACGCTCTGCTGTTATCCGATTTTATTTCGGACTGCCGAAAGGCATCCCGCAAATTTCGAACTTCGGCCAAGACTTCCCCCATCTGCTGATGAAGGCGTGGATCGCTGTCTGTTGGGGACATTTCAGTTCTTTCAATGCGGAAGGGGAATGGAGAGCAGGCCGGCGGCGATCACGCAGAGGAAAGCGCCGGCGGAGAGAAGGAAGAGAATGAGGCTCACGCGCGCCGGCATTATGGATGCCTCTCAAAGTTCGCCCTGGTGTCATCGTAGAAGGCCGCACAGCGCTCGCCACGCGCGTTTGCTCGATCCAGTGCGCCACGCTCCCGAACAACGACAGATCTCAGCTCGTCGCCCACCCTGACGGCGGCATGCGGCTCTTTCTTCCGGCAGTCGTCAGGCAGCGGCGGAAGATTGGTGCCTGCGGCGATGACGCCCTTTGTCGCCGATGCCTTTTCCAGCCGATCAGTGAGACTGCAGGAACTGAACGTCAGCAGGATCGGTAAGACACTGGCGACTTGCAGCAGCGAGATTCTTTTCATAGTCGGCGATCTCGATATCGGTTTGAGCATCTTTGACGCGTTGGGCGGCATCATCGGCCGCCTGGCGCTTTCGGGCCTCATCCAAGGCCTGTGCAGAGGCATTGCGCTGGCGTTCCAGTTCGGCCGCCTTTGCTTCTGCAGTCGCCTTCTCGGCGAGCTCGACATATCCGACACGAGCTCGATGCTCGGCGGCCGGGATGCTGATCAAGCTCATGAAGACATAGACGAGGAAACCGCCGACGACCGCGCCGGCGGCGAGCTTGAGGTAATCGAGGAGGCCGAACATTACGCCCCCTTCAAGCAATACATCTGCTCGAGAGCGCGTCGCTTCGTCAGGCGGGGAAGCTCGACGAGCACGCCATTCTTGAGGGCCTTGTTGTAGAGCGTGATACGGCCGCAGGCGGCACGAACGTTCCCGGCGCGGAGGTAGGCAGCCGCCGAAGATGCGCAGAAAGCCCCATTGCCCAGATTATAGCTGAAGTCGTTGAATGCCATCTGGACGTAGGGGGAGAGGTCGTCATAGCCCTTGACGCAGGCCGCGTTGCCCTGCTGGTAGTGCGCCATCCGCTTCCTGAGCAGATCGAGGCATTCCTGCTGGCTGAAGGTCTTGCCCTTCATGTCCTTGGCGTTCTCAGTTTCGCCGTAGCAATAGGTCAGGACGCCGATCGGGTCTTTATAGACGTACCCGTAATAGCCCTCGGCCGGCGCTGCTAAGGTGGTGACGGCCATTGCAATGCCAGCGGCGACCCCAGCTTTGGCGCGTTTACTCACCATCTTCATGTCCTTTCAGGTTTTCTTGAGCGACGAGGCGGGAGATCAGCGCACCACAGGTGACGAGGCCCGTGAGAGCGGCAAAGGTGCCGCGGGGGATGGAGACGAATTTGTCGACGATCGGGAGGGCGACTTCGCAGCCGGATAGCATGCCGGCCACGATGATGAGGCGGATGCTCCACGCACGGCGAAGCACCCGGCCCGCATTCGGGACGAGTTTCGGTTTCATAAAATATCCTGAGAGAATTGCGATTTAGGCCGGCGTTACCGTAGTGCCGCCGCTTACCAGATCCCATGGGCTTGTCGCCGCCGATCCTCGAGCGCGCATAGCACGGGCATTCGTGGTGTCCCAAACGACTTTGCCGGGATATTTGCCAGCAATGTTGATCGTGGCGGTAGCGGATGCAATGTTTGCGGCAGTATCTTGCGCCTGAAGGCCAGAATTGCCCCTAGAGACAGGACGCCATCTATCTACGTCAGCGTCGTACTCCAGCATAACAGAAGAACCAGCAGCGAAAGTCATATTCGACACCCCATCGGGCAACGTGAATCCACCTGTAAAAGGCCCAGCAAAGATCGTCAAAGCCGACTGAAACCGTAGGAGGACGCGGGCAGGTCGAAGTCCGTACATCCCTGAGAAACCTGTAGTACCGGTCACAAGATATTCTTCCATGTCCCCGCCTCGATACGCAGGGAGCAAGAGGGGGTCTGCAGAGGCGACCTGTTGAGCCTTCGGATGGTTGTCGAAATAGCTTGCTCCAACCGATTGATCGGAATCCAGTCGCACGTCGACCAGATTGACGTTGCTATTGGCAGGAACCTTCACGACCGGCACACCGCTGCTGTTCCGCCCTGCACCAAAGTTAGATGCATACCCCCGGATCAGTGAGCGCGTGTCAGGAGCCTTAAGGAACCTGACCGGAGCACCTGAAACATTCGCCATCCTGACGTTTTGGCAGATGAGTCCACCCCCATTGATCTGGATGCCATCTCCGTAGGGGTTGACGATCGCCAGCGTGCCAATTTGTGTGATGCGGCCCGCGGATCCGGTTATCTTTAGACCATTTTCGACTGACCAAATCTGTAAGTTTGCGATCTGAGAGGGATCATAGTCAGTAAAGCGCGGCCCAGTCGGATCGGTATCCGCGAGAAGTTCAACGCCGAGAACTCCCAACCCCGCACTGGTATAAGTGGGCGTCGTTGGATAATCGATCGAGACGTTTGCAGCGAGCCAACTTGCAGTATTTGCTCTAAAGCCTGTCTTGTAGCCGAAGACATGCAGCGATGCGAGCGTCGTACCATCAGATCGATCAAGCATCTGGAAACCAACACCGGGTCTGCGATCCTTTCTCGGGTCGTATCCTTCTCCTGGCGCCGGAGTTCCCGCATACCCTTGCGTAACAAAGCCAAAAGCTTTCAGCCTGTCGAAATAGGCTGTGTCGTATGAACCGTTAAGATAGAAGCCGTTGACGCAATCGACATAGACTTTGTCGAGAACAACACGGCCTGATCCGTTCAGACCTCGATCATTCAGGGAGCGAACGCCGTACTGGAAGCCCAAGACCATGGTATTGCGGACGTTCTGATCGTTGCCATAGCCAAGAACGATACCGTTTCCGGTCCAGCTTGAAAAATTTCCCTGATCCGCGTTGAAAACGAGGCCTCGCCGATAAATCAGCAGATTTTCGATAATTCCGCCATTGTCGAGCCGGAATTGCGCACCGCTTCCCAAAACAAAGGCATATGGCAGCATCGAGTAGTCGTAACCAGCTATTCCGCTGGCGTCATTCGGGGTCAGGTCACCGCGCAGGATTTGGCCCTGGTTGACCACGAAGCTCTGATCAAGGCGAATCTTCCCGTCGCGAGGCACACGAAACTTGAAACCGGTGCTCGCGTGAGCGTTTTGCAATGCCAGCAATGCAGTTGAGCTGTCTGTCGCGCCGGAAAGATCGATATTGGGGATGTTCTGAAGGAGAATATCTTTGTCGTACACGTACGCATATTGAGATTGAATGACAGGAACAGTGTTGCCGATATCCGATGAATTTAGAGCGCCAATTGCCGCAGAAAATGACGCTCCGTCGGCAGAGTTCGAGATGCCTCGAACAAAATCTGACGCTGTATAAGTGGACGCCACACCGACATCAGTGAAATATACGACCTGATTGGCGCCGGGGTTGGTGGCGTCGATCGCAGCCAGCGGGGGGCCGATCACAGCATCCTGGATGTTGTTGATGATGTTCGTGAAAGACATCGACTGATAATTGTCGATGTCAGCATCCCATGCGAGCATGAACGTCCGATCAGGGTTGCTGACGCTGGGAACCTGAACAAGGTTGCTATAGTCCGACTTCACAACGAGATCGACACCAGTCCGGACAGCCTTGAGGCCATCGGTTGCGGTGACTTTCGCCGGGTAGCGTGGAACGACGCGGAGACGCAAAGATGTTTGGCTCATGTTCTGACAATCCCGTCAATGACCGGAACGGAGCCGACAAGCTCCTGTTCGGTGAAGTCTTCGCGCGTGATGGTGATGCCGATTTCGTAGGCGCCTGGGGCAAGACGGCGCATCTCTTCGGCTGTGAAATGCCATTGGATGATGCCAGTGGCAGTCAGCTCGATATGGCCGTCGTCAGTTGAAGCCGACAGCACGCGGCAGGGCGGGTTGCGGCTTCTGATTTCCAAAAGAACCGATAGATCGGTCAAGTCGGTCAGGGTTTCACCGGTATCGTCATAGACAAGCTCGATCGTGCCGAACCAATCCGCACGGTTCGACACCGGAGCAAAATTTGCTTCGTACATCGTCAAAGCCTTATGTAGATCGTGAGTGCCCGAGATGGCTGGATATTGTTGTGAGCTTGGCCGCCGCCAACGGGGCTCATAGTGATGCCGGTATAGGAGTTTGCGGTATTCAGGGCGCTTGGATCTGGGCCGCCTTGGGCGAAAGCACCCACATTGCCAGAGCTAAGCTGGAACCCCTGTGCTCGATTTCCCCAGTTATGGACGTGCCCCGGATCGCTGAGTGGATGCGCATGGTTCGGCATTTCACCGACGGACAGGGTATGCGCGGCCTCGCCTCCGGCCCAGCCCAAGCCGGCACCTGGAATAATGTTGGCTGCGATGTTGCCCATAACATCGGTACCGACAATCGCGCGACCTCTCCAATCTGGAAGCGTCATTTGCTTGTTCGCGTTCCAGTCCGCGAGCGCATTCGCGCCACGGCCACCGACGACAGTTAGATTGGGATCTGCGTTCCAGAGCCAAGAGAACAGGGCTTGCGCATCAGAATTTGCGCGCTCCGACGCTCCCGAGATGGCATTGCCGATTGTCCTAGCATTGGCACGCACGAAACCAGTTCGTGCCCCGGCGCCGTAGCCCATGATCATGTCGCCGGTGATCAGTACCGAGCTCGGATCAACTGGCGTATCGCCGCCCCCACCACCGCCTGTCGAAGGGCCAATGATCGGTAGGCCATCCACGTCATAGATGATGACGCCTTGTGCGCTCGTCAGGCGTTCACGGTAGAAACCGTCAGCTTCATCGAAGAAAACTGGCGGGAAATACCCATTTCCGTCCGTCTGCACCGGGTTCGGATGCGCATTGATCGAGCCGAGGGAATACGACTTGTAGACGGTGACTGGCGTCGTCGTACCGCCCTTGTAGAAATATGCCCGCGCCCCGATAAACGGTTTTCCGTTCGCATCGTGGATCTGGGTGTTAGATTGGTTCCAAAAACCGGCCATACGATTCTCCATAGAAAAAGGCGGCTCCCGGAGCCGCCTTCTCATGATTTTGATGCCAATAGTTTTCAGCTAAGAGTATCGGATTTGCGCTGCGTCCCCAAACAGCTAGGATTGCCTTGACAATCTTTCGCTCGCTTGAGCGCATCTCCCTTCAAGCCATAGATGCTCTTGAAGGTGATGGTGATCTTACTTTGGCGCTCGCCGGTTGTTTCGTTTTGGTAGCTAGGGCTAATGCTTAGGGTTTTTGCGAAACCAGGGGGAGCCAGATCGACCTCACCTGCAATTTTCGCTGTGGCGTCTCGCGATCCCTTCACATAGAATTCAGCTTGAATCTCATCGACATATGTGTCCAACTTCTGATGCTTTTGGGCTAGCCTCGCCTTCATCGTTCCCAAGCTATCAACGGTATCGACAAGGGCATCCTTAAGCGTAATTTCAGTCTCGTGCGGCGGTGGCGATAGCGCCGCACACGAGGTAAGCATAAGAAATAGACTTGCATTCATACCAATCTTGACGTTCATCTTCTTTCCCCTCTTACTCACTATGAGATTAGAAGATCAGAAAGCGTCTGATAGCGAGTCTTTTCTGGTAATTTTACAGTACTACTTGCTCACTAAACTACTTTTAGGTCTTATTGATGCACAAAAGCCCGATCATCGACCACGACCCGCATGAGCCGAAGATTGACCGGACGCCAGGCCCGTGGCGCTGGGTGTTTCCGATCATCGCCGTTTTATTCTTGGCGAACCTGCTGACGCGGCAGATCGATTGGATATCGCTGTGCTTGGGTCTCGGATTCGGTTGCACCCTTGCTGGATGGGCGATCGAAGTCACCGGCAACAAGGTTCCAGAGTCATGGAAAACGAAATAGCCTACTGATGGCATCTAGTTAGAAGCCGCGATCCTCCCCGGCGCGGTAGAAGCCAGATTGTTCAGGATAGCCGTTGCTAGCCCGCGTTTTGCGGTATCCGATGTAACCTTGCTCGACGCAACAGTGAGGAGATTTTGGGCAGCCTTTGGATCGGTCTCCATCAATCCACGGCCGATGCGCTCAATGACGCGCGGCGGCATGCCCTTCCCTTCATTCAGAACGCGTACTGCGGCCTGAACAGCTGCCGTCTTCAGGTTTCCGCTGAAGAGGTTTGACAGCACGGCCGGGTCGAAATTGGCGATGTCCGACATATCGGCGATGTTGTCCGCAGTGCGCGATCCGCCGATCGCCTGATTCATTGTTTCGAACATGCGCTGCTCTCGCACTACACGATTGCCGAGCTGATCGCCCATCCCCGGCGCGGCAAACTCCCGGAATTCGCTCGCGTATTTCGGCGTCATCAGCATGCGGGCCTTGTTCGTCGTCGGGGACGATGCAGCGGCTTCAACGCGGGTGATCAGAGGGTCGGCATAGCCGGCGCGGAATGCCTGCTGCTGATCCGGTGTCATCGCATTGAAGCCTGCGATGTTGTCGCCGGCGCGCGTGCGGCCTGAGGCCGCAGCAGTGCCGGCATCGACCGCATCGATTACACCGCTTCTCTCGGCATAGTTTGCCGCGGCTTGGCGATACGATGGAGACGCAGCGGCAAGCGCATTGTTGATTTGACGTTGAACCTGTCCGAGGGCATTTGCCCGCCAATTTGCGCCCTGGTTCGTGGCACGCTGAATCATGTCGTCGACGTCCATCTTCGCACGAAATAGGGTATTGAAGTCCGTAACCTGTGAATTACCGTCCGACAGCATGTTCCTGACCCGAGCGAGCGCACCTTCAATGGTGTCGTAGCCGATGTTATCGCGAGGGTTCACGACCTGATTGACGCCGGGCGAAAGCGTCTGATCTATCGTATCGAGGACAGGCGAGACGTTAACCGCGCCTGCATCACGACGGGCCGCACCATAAAGCTGGTTAGCCCCAGCATCGCGGGCGCCAGTCAGGGTAGCAGCCCTCTGCGCAGCCGTGTCTGGAGCTGCGAAGCCCTCAGCAATGGCGTTCGAAAGACGCTCTCCCTGCCCTGCCTGACGCGTCAAAAGCTGGTTGACCACTTCCTGTCTGGCATCGTTCGGAGTCCTTGCGACAGACGAGAGCATTCGTTGGCCAGCATTGCCGATAGCGTCGGCCACAGCATAACCCTGCTGTCCGTCGTCAATCGCCGACTGGATCGAATTCGCAACATCGTCGGCCGTGACACCGGCACGTTGCATTGCTGTCCCAAGCGCGCGGTTTGCGGCCGGCGTTGGATTGAGGCGGGATGTGACCGGCGCCAGGAGCGAACGGAGGAAAGAGCCAGCACCAGCGGTGACATATGGAGCGACGGCGCCAGCAGCTAGACCGACTGCGCCACCCGCGACGCCACTTTGAAGGCGATTCAAAAATCCACCTTCACCGCTACCAAAGCCTTGCGCTCCTCCGAGAAGCGCGCCCTCGCCTGCCCCAGCCGCCGCCACGCGTGCAAGACTGGCACCGCGATTGACGGCGTTTGCGGTCAGTGAGAGACCGCTCTTTGCCAAGCCCGCGCCGCCGGCAACACCGCCGGTAAGCTGGCCCGCAAGACGATAGCCGCTGCGGTTCTGCTCGTCAGAAGCATTCGTAGCGCGCTCTTCGGCAAGCGCACGATTGTAATCCGCGTCCTTGGTATCGGATGCGAAGGGTGCGTTCAGAAACCGAGCGGCGGCACCGAGCGGATTGTATTCCCCAGCATAGATACCGCTGTTGTAATACTCATCCGGGGGCCGCTGAACGGACAACGGTCCGCTCTTTGCCTGAGCGGCAATTTCGTCGGCGAGCCCGAAAGAGAGCGTATCTGCAGCGCCACGTCCGAAAGCGTCGACGCGGCCAGCTATGCTGTCACGAGGATCGGCCGGCTGGCTGGTGCCAGCGTCGGTCTTAGGCACGGCGGCGCTAATGTTCGGCTGGGGCGTTGGCTGATTGCCGAGCGTCTTCGCGATTTCCGCAACAGTCGCGTTCTGCTGGTCCGGCGAGAGCTGCTGAAAGCTATCGTCTACCGTGACACGATGACCGGCGATGTTCAGAACGGTCATTGCTCAATGCTCCATTTGACACCGGAAGATGTCGTATTGCTGGCGGGCACGGTAGCTTGTGGCGCTACGGACTGACCTGCTTGCTGGCGAGCGCGCTGAACAGCGTTCTGGACAACCGTCCGGAGATCATTGAGAGCATCTCGATAGTCTTTCTCACTTTGGGCCGTGTTCAGCCGTCCCATAGCGGCGGTCGCCTTCTGCCCTTCGACTTCGGTGATCTGACCGGCGCCGCGCAGAGTATTGTAGGCCTGCAGGAAGGTTTGGCCGGTGATCTGATCCATCTTCGACTGGACGCGCTGCGAATCCGTGGTGACATTCGGCAGATAGCTGCTTTTGCCGAGCATCTTCGGAAGATAGGGGTCATTCGCCAGACTATCGATAGAAGACAGGATCTGGTTTGCAGCGCCCTCGACAGCCGGCAATGCCGTTTGTGCGGCTGCCTGAGCCGTGCCGCTGGCTTTATCTCGACTTTCGCCCTGAACGTCCTTGGGGATCTCCTGCGAGGTGCCGTTGGTCGTATCCTTGATCAGCCACGAGGTCCCGAGATCGATCTTCTCGTAACGGTTCTCTGGCTTGAAGTCGGCCGGAAGTGGAACCTTGTTAGCGGAGCCATCCTTGCCAGGCTGGAAGTAGGCCGGATTTCCTGCTGCGTCATAGCCTTTGATGAGCGTGCCATAGTAGTTGTCCGAATTACCAGCTGCGCCAGGAGGCGGCGTGATCCACTGGTTAGTGGTGCTATCGTAGAACGCACCCTTCCCGTTCGACAGAAGCTCCTTCTTCGAACTCGCGAACTTGCCAAGGCTCTGGACTTCGCCAGTCGATTGGTTTGCCCGGGCAAGCGTGCCGTCGTCGAGCTTGACGAATGACCAAGGCTGCGCCGTCTTGCCGGTCAAGACCTGCTGCCAAAGCTGCAAACCGACTTGGCGCGTGTAGGGATTGCGCACCATGGCGGCAATCTGATCATTCGTGACATTCTGCCGGGATGCCGGTTGGGCCGCTGCGATCAAATCCGGATTTGCACCTGCCGCCGGAGCAGTTGCAGCCGGAGCGGCGACAGACTGCACAGGAGGATTGACCGGCGCGCTTCCGGCCGCTCGCGGAGTTTGCCGATAGGCCGTGGTCACGACAGGGTCGACATAACCGTTCTGCGGCTGGCTTGGGCCGAGAGCGGCATTCAACTGAACAGGCGTTGCTGTGGCCGGATCGAAGCCGGAAGCGGATGGAGCCGGATTGGTAGCGCGCGTTTCAGCGGCAGCGCCGGGCGCAGGCAGACCGATAGACGGGTCAAGGCTTGCAACCTGCGTCGGGCCAGCCGGTGAGACGGCGGCGGCCGCTGCTGCCGGCGGCTGAGCGTTCGCGAACTGCTGGGCATAGTAGTTTTGCGTCAGCGCAGTACGCTTAGCAGCTTCACCGCCCGGCTGATCATACCCGGCAAACTTCCAAGCGCTCGCCATGATGCTGGCGGCTTCCTGCGGGCTCTTCGCGGCGTTCAAGCGTTGGATGAGCGTCGGGTCTTCCTGAAGGAAGAATTTCGCCTGTAGCTCGGGGCTGATGTTCGAAGGATCGGCGCCTTGCGACTGCGCAAAGTTGCGCAGATTTGCCAGCCGTTCGTTGCGCCAGGACAGAATGCCGCCCGCAGTACCGGGAGCACCGCCTTATGATGGATCAGGCCATGCGGCGTTTACCTTCGACGGATCCCACGAGCTTTCCGCACGGCCCGTCGCGGCAACCGCCGCCAAGCCGTAAGGATTCGTCAAGCCGCCGCTGCGTACCGTATTGATGAACTGGTTCTGGATATCGTTCGGCGTGCCGACTGCAGCGCTTCCCTGCACCGGAGCGGGGTTGGTGGTCGCGACCTGCTGCTGGACTGCCGGCCCAGGGATGCGATTGCCGCCGAACAGGCGACTGAGAAAGCCGGGTTGCTGCTGCGGCGCAGGCGTGCCGGTGATCGCCGGAATGACATTCTGTTCAAAGGCCCGGTTCTGGGCGATCGTATCGATGGCATTGCCAGCAGAATTCGAAAGCGTGTCGAGCCAGGAGATATCCGGCTTCGGAAGGTCCGATATCGGGACGCGAAGACTTGCAATCGCCATCAGAAAAGTCCTCCCGTCAATGCCTTTGCCCCGAGACTGAGGCCGCCCCCAACCAATTTGCTGAGAAAGCTGCCGCTATTCTGGGCCTGCTGCTCTTTGACCTTCGCCAGATCGTTGTTGAGGCCCATTTGCCCCTGAGTGACAGAGCTTTCGAGCCCAAGGCGATCATTTGCCGTGCCCTGGTAGAGACTGGCGAGATTGCCAAGAGAGCCGGCGGCGCCGTTGGCAGCGGTGAGACCTTGACCGGAGAGACCATTCAGTCGATCGAGCCAGCTTCCAAATTCCTGATTGGCGAGGCCGGTCCCATATTGCGATAGCGCCGTGAGCGTATTGCCCGAGTTGAGCATCCCCGCAGCTGACGCGCCGCGGAGCGCTGCCTGCGTGCCCTGATCGAGCGAGAACTGATAGCCAGGGCTCGCCTGGAAGGCACCCGTTGCCGCAGCATTTCCATCCGCACCGTTGAGACCAAGCGCATCAGAATACATGCTGGTCGCATTCTTGCCAGCCGTCAGATAGGGATCGTAATTGCTGACAGCCTGATCGAGCGCGCCGGCCGACTTCTGTTCGCCGGTATCAATGATGCTGTTGCCGGCATTCTGGAAGTTGTTCAGCAAAACGCCGTTCTGCCCGATCGCCTTCGTTGTAGCCTTTCCGATGTTGCTGCCGGTCAGAGAGCTAAGAAATCCCATAATCAGCCTCCTAAGGCAGCGATGCGCTTTTCAGCTTCGCGGATATGTTGGTCGAGCGCCTTCAGATACTGGTACCAGTTCTGATTGACGCGGCCGGTCTGTGGGTCTGCAATCCGCTCGGTCGGGACCGGCAGTTGCGGAAGTGGTGCGAGTGTGGAAGCCATCAGTTCGAAACCGGTGTTGCCTGCTGTGATCCGCCCAAGATGGACACATAGACGGGATCGGACACGTCAATGCGCCAGACGCGGCCATATCGGCTCGACATGCCGGCCCGGTTGATGACGACGGGCGTACGATGCGCCGCCAAGCGGCCGATTTGGCGCACCAGCGGCGTTCCGAACGAATTGCCGCCGTCATCGGACCACGAGATCAGGCAGACAGGGTCGGTCTCGATTGGCTCGTCACCCGTCACAAGTCCCTGGCCGACAATCAGATCGAAGTCGGCGCGCGGAATGGCGATGCGATCGGGGAAACTCGTCGTCGGCAGCGAAATCGCACTCAAAACAAGTGGGTCGCTGCCCTCCTTGGCATAATTCGGATCGAGCTTCCAAACATCAGCCGTGGTGCGATCACCGATCACCCAGCCGTTGAAGGCCTTGATCGAGCAGACGCCCCGCCAATGATTGTCGAGATAGCTCGCGCGCTCATGCCAGAAGCCGGTCGCAAGCTCATAGGTCCATGAAAACGTCGGGCCGGTTACCGTCGCCCACATATGGCCTGAAGTAACGGCAACTGTGACATCGATCACCGACTTGTCCGTCACGGCTTCGATCAGGCGATCGAGATCAGGTCCGGAGATCTTGGACGGCTGATATCCGCCATCGAGGCGATAAACGCCATTATCGTCGCCGACGAAAATCAGGCTCGAGAAGCCTTCCTCATTGCCCGCGATAGCGTAGGTATCGGCCAACCCTTTCGAAAAGACTGCGGCGCGTGAGAATGGCGTGCCAGTCGCGTTCCCGGCGTTCTGCCAGAACTCCATGCCGGAAGGTCCGAAGAGCACCAACTGCTCACCGAAGCCGAAGGCGTTCAGAAGGCCGCCGGGATGGCTCTCCGCTTTACCGAAATCGACCGCATCGACAGCCGTGTCATTGAGCGCCGATACAAAATATCGGCCGTCACGGATCGGAAAGACGAAATAGCCGTCGATAAACGTCACGCTGATCGGCTGCGGTAGATCACCGTCCGGATATGCCGTTGGCGGCGCATCGCGCGTGACTACGAACGCACCATTTTCCGTGACACAGACGATATCGGGAATCGGTGCCTTGTTGTTGCGGGCGAAGGTTACACGTTTCGTCCCGGTCAACGCGCCGATATCGGTCACCACGAAGGCGCCGGAGACAAAATTGACCCGGGAGAGCCGATCGGCCTGCGCGACGAAGAGATCACCATTGTAATAGTGAAAGCCCCGGCAGCCGTTATGCGTCGTCTTCGCCACCGGCGACAGACCCGGAGCGCGGCGGCGCGCAAAACTGTTGCGCGAACCCTGCTCAAGCGGTTCGGCGTAGCAATTGATCAGTCGGCCAGAGCCTTCGCCCGGGCGAGCGCCTGGCGCCGTGCTGGTCGGAAAGATGATGTCAGCCATCAGAAATATTCCACTGGCAGAACGGAGCCGGAAACGTACGTGGAAGGCTTGAGCTGGCGCAGCGTGTTCTCTGCCGCCAACTTCGAGGCATCATTGCGAGGCTGTCCGTAGCTTGGCGCCACGGAATTGGCGAGGATAGTCGATAGAGGCTCTATCACCTCGTCATCAAACTGCTGCGGATCGTTCGCGCCATAGATCTGGCGCTGGCTTAGTTCCGCAAGCTTTCCGTCGATGATGCCGTCGATATCCTCGACGTTCTCCGGCGGCGGGTTCTGCCCTACCCCGCCGTCAGCCTGCAGCAGCTTGAGCGTGGCAAGAATCAGGTCTTGTCTCGTCTTCATCTCGTCACGCTCCGTTGCTGGTTATGCCGCGACGTATTCAACCTTGTCCTCATCGGACAGGGCATTGAACGCATCGGCGTCTTCTTTGGTCAGGCCTTCCTTGATGAGGTCGGCCCCGTTGGTGATGGCAAAGGTGCCATCTTCCTGCTCGACCGCGGCAAGCTGTGTACTCGCCGGCTTGGGCACCGGAGTGGATGTCTTTGAGCCCTTGTCGTCATCCAGAACCTGGAAGAACGGATTTGCGCGAAGAACGGCCAGAACTGCTTCATCGGTGACATCGGTCGCACGTCGAGTACTGAATTTGTGATTCAGCGTCTCGGTATCGTCAGGGGTGCCGGGTTCCGGCAAATACTTGACCTTTACCATCGTCGAGACCCTCAGTTTGCCGGGATGTAGGCAAGCACAAGCTCGGCATCGCCGGTTGTTGCTGCCGTGCCGCTGTTGTCGACGGTGAACACAACATCGGTGTCGACCGTGACCTTATGGCCGACCGCAACAGCCATTGGCGCAAAGCCCAAAGTCGCCAGAGATACGTTCAGACCATATTTTGATGCGTTGCTGGCATCGCCGATCTGGACGCGATTGTTGGTGCCGAAGTTAAAGACGGTCTGTACATCCACGCCTGAGAGGGGCGCCAGGATGATTGCGCCGGCCGGGATTTTGAACTTCCACGTCAGAACGCCGTCGGTGTACTGGATGCGCTTGCGGTAATACTGGACATTCTGAAAGCCGGCGTCACGCGCCGTGGTGTTGGCATTGAGAGGCATCGTCGTGCCCTTTCATAAATGAGGGAAAGGAAACGGGCGGCGATTGCCGCCCTAACCGTTCATCAAGAGTCCTGCGCGGCGCTGCTGAACTTGGTGACGACGCCCCACTGCTTCAGTGCCGTGCCGTCCATCGGGTGCTTCTTGAACATCTTCGCAGCACCGTAGGCCATCTCAGTGCCGACGCCCTGGATGAAGCCGTAGTCGTCTTCCTTGCGGAAGGTTGGCTTTGCCATCTGGCCCCAGCCGAGAACCGCCGCCTGCTGGCCGCAGAGGAAGCCGGGTTCGATGCGCGAGCCGCTGTTGCCGGCGGTCGTCAGCGATGTCCAAACCTGGGTGACGTACAGGGTGATTTCCGGCACCTTGCGGATGATGATGCCATCATAGAGAAGGTCGCCGTCGACAAAGAGCGGGTTCTTGTCGATGCCGTTGCCTTCTCGGGCACGAGCATTCGTGTTCGCCGTCTTGATGTCGGCGTCATTCTGAAGGTCACGAAACTCGTTCGAGCCGCAGAAATAGACGTACCATTGATAGCCGTCAGCAGTTTTGAACGGCCGGATCGCCGGCACGGCATTTTCAGCCATGCGCTTTGCCAGAGTGAGAGACGCCGCGCTGGACTTGCCGGCGGCCGTGGTGATGTTGGCGAGAGCCGTGGCGTGAACCGCATTGTAATTTGCAATCGCATTGCCGTAGAGGATGCGGTCGCTATTGTCGGCATTCCACGTATTGCGCTGCGCGGCAGTAGCAGCCTCATAGCTGATACCGTTGACGGTGTTGCCGTCGTCAGAGCCGAGCCCTACGGGAGCGGTTTCCGAAGGAAGGGCCATGAAGGCTGCAATCAGGTCGTCGCGCTGACGCTCCTTACCCCAATCCGCGAGAAGCGGCTTCGCTTCGCCGAACAGGTCAGCAGAATCCTTCTGGATCTCGTTCTTCTTCATGGTGACGGCGTTGCGCGCCCAATCGATCCACAGGCGCATGCCGTAGTTGTCGATCTTGTCCTCGTTGCCGACGAGGGTGCCAGCGCCCTTCCCTTTGCCGCGAAGCTTTGTGACAAGCGGAATGTTCATCTGCTCGCCGCCGTTCTTCAACTCCTGGCGAATGCGGATGATAGCGGTCAGATCCTGGCCCATGTAGGGCGAGAACAGGTTTTCGCGAACGAACTCGCGGTTGATTTCCTTGGTGTACTGGACAAGTTTATTGTTGTCCTGAACCGTAGAGACGGCCATGGGATGGTCCTTTCAAGACGGGCGCGGCGCCTCTCTTGGCTTTACCGCTTGCCGCTGGTTGCGTGGCTGAATAGCGCGCTGTCGCTCATGTCGTTGTCCGCGGCGGCGTTTCCACCAGACGGAAGACGACTGAGAGACGGCGGAAGGCTTGTGACAGGCTGTGCCGTAGTCGGATTGGATGCTGCACCAGAGCGGATGCGTTCGAGGATCTTCGCTTGTTCAGCGGGATCAGCGAGGCGCTTTTCAAGTTCAGCCTGCAGCCACGCATCCGGGTCGTTTCCGACACGAGCGATAGCTTCCTGCTGTTTGTGCCACTTCACCAGATTGTCGAAGGGATTGCCGCCGGCGGATGTAATCTGCTGATGCAGAATCTTCCCTTCCGGGGTACCGAAGAGCTTTTCGGCCGCTGCCTTGGCCGCTTGCACGGCTTCAGGTGTATGCACAGCTGCTGCTTTCGATTCCCACAGTTCTTCACGCATTTCCTGCATCTGCTGCTGGAAGGGCGTGAGCTGGCTTTGCAGGTAGGCGTCCGGATCATCCCACAGGGCAATCGGACGTTCTTCCTGCTGTGGCTGCGGAGCCGGCTGCTGACGTGCAACGACCATTCCGCGCAATTCTGCGACTTCACGGCGCAGGGCTTCGGCATCAGCCTCTGCCGCTTGCCGCTTTTCGCGCTCAGCCTTCACGGCGCCGACAGGAACATTGCCGGGGTGCGGCTGCTGTTCGGTCGGGGCTGCGGCGACTGGCTGCTCGACAACAGGAGCCGGCGCTTCTTCCGGCGTCTTGGTGGCGAAACGGCCGTGATCGTCGCGTGCGACGGCTGGCTGCTCAGTTACTGGTGCTGGTGCATCTGCCGTTGCTTCCGGCGTCGCAACGCCATCAGACAACAGCTCATTCAATTCCGAATTTACGGACATTGCAGTCTCCAATTCGTGGGAGGTTTCACGGATCGCCCTTGAGCCTGGCGGCGGCTATCGCCCATGAAGTCGGCGGCACTCTGCTGAATGCGGATCAGCGCCCGATGATCGCCCTTCAGGATGGCGGCTCCTATGTGAGGTTGCTTTGAGCCTGCTGACGCGTCCGCGCAGCCTCATTGGCGGCTTGGACGGGCTTCAATTCGGCCTCGACATTCGATTTTCGCGCATCGGCAAGCGTTTTCGCCGTCTGCGCGTTGGTGTTTCGGATCTCAGCGACGCTGCGAACGACATCCAATTCGTTCGGCGCATTGGGCTGTTTTGGGTTGCTTGCCTCGGACATGGCCTTGGCCGCCTGTGCCTGTTTCAGCTGCGCGCCGGCCTGCGTCTGCTGCAATTCAGCCTGCGCTTGGGCAACAGCGATCGGGTTCGGCTGGGCAGCCTGCTGCTTAGCTTCCTGAAGGATTGCAAGCGCACGCTGCTTGATCGAACCCTGCAACGGAGAGAGCTCGATCAATAGCTCTGGCGGCACTGCAATTCCCTTCTGCGCCATGATGGATAGCGTGTCATATGCGTCACCCTGCATGTTGACGCTATCCGGGCCCTCGTCGAGGATGATATCGACGTCGAGCGAGCCGAGCGCGTTCACGATGGCGGGCCGACCGGTCCGGGGATCGATCGACAGCTGATTGACGGCGAAGAACTGCGCAACCTTGTCGTCATCCGTGACGCGGATCCACCGTTCGCTGGTCCAATGCTGCTGAACGGCGCACCAGATCGCTCGATAGACGCGGATCTTCCAACCCCGGTTAGACGACAGGTACGGCCCCAACTCGGCAACGCCTGCGCGCTGCTGCAATTGGATAGCGCGGCCCGACATGTCCTGCACGCCCTGCCCCATCAGAGCAGGATTGAAACCATAGTTCTCGATCTCATTCTTTGCATCCTCAAGGAATGCCATTTGGCCCTGCAGTTCCTGGCCCCGGGCTGCATCGTCGAAGACGGGAGGCGTGGCGCCTGGTGCAACTTCAATCACGCCATCAGGGCGCGCGGCCTCGCGTCGGGTTTGCTCGACGTCATCGACCGCACCCTTCTCCACGATAATGCGGCGAGAATTGAGCGTGTGCAGCCCCTTGGAGCGCCGCGCATTTACTTCGTCCTGGCTAGACTTCATGTTGCGGATGAAGCCGTACCGATCCCCATCCTGATCGATCGCCGCCGACCACATGATGTATTTGCAGATTGTCTTGTTCTTCTCATTCCGAAGATAAGACGGCCCTTCGGCCAGGATCATGGAGCCCGTATAGATGCACCAAAACCATTCGCCATTTTTGATGTACCAATGATCGACGATGCGAATGCGCTTCGATGTCTCGCCATTGGCAAACCATTTATTATCGCTGTCCGGGTTGCTCGTCAGCTCGGAGCCGTTCTCCAGCGAGGCACTGATTTCAGCGGCCTTATCGGGAAACATCTCCATGGCCGCCTCTTCATCGGCCCACTTCCCGACACCCATATAGCGAGCGTCGGAGAAATCTGGCTTGAGAGAGCGCGGGTCATAAAAGAACGAAGCAGCATCAACAGTTTCGATCCCGATTTCGGGGTCACCCTGATCGCCGCGTTCGATTATGAGCTCGATACCGGCCAAACCGTCAACGGCACCGTCCTGGCCGCTCAGCAGCGCTTTCGTCTGCCAGTCCTGCTCATCGCAGACATACCGGAGAACGGCTGTCGCGACTTCGGCGCCCTCCTCATGCTTCGGCGTGCGTGGAAATCCTCGCGGGTCCGTCTTCTGCTGCTCAAGCAGCCCGACGAGGCTGTTGATCTTGCGGCCAATGCGATTGTAGGTGACGACCGGCTGTTTGCGCTTGTTCAGAACCTTGATCTGGTCGGCCGTATATTGAGCCCCATGGTAATAGCGCCGCGCGTTCTGCTGCTCTTTGATTTCCTCGTTCTTCAAACCGAGATAGTCGAGATATTGCTTCTTCAGCTTCGCGTGATTGGCGAACGACTGGGCAGACGGAAGCGTCGAGGCTGTCGGCCCCTGTGACGGAGACGAACCAGCCGAATAGCCTGTTTGATTCATCAGTATGTCATCCAATCCCCGGCATCCGCACCGCTATTGCGCGGCGTGTAGTCTTGATGCTTTTGCGCTGGCTGCTCGTCTCTCTTCGGCGGCAGATACGGACGGGACATGCAGCCGTAGCGGGCCTCGTCAGCAACGTGATCTTCCGCGTCGGTATCAAGATCTTCGGGCCGATCTTTATCGTGCTGCAGGAGCGGCACAGTGCGAATGAAATCCGTGCAGGTCGAGAACACGAACAATCCCGGCCGCTCACCGTCACCCTTGAGCCTGGCGCGCATCTGATCCCAGCCGCCCATAGCGCCGCGCTGTGATACGCGGGCATTGTCGGCAGCACGAAACATCACCTTGAACTTTGTCTTACGCATCATGCGGCTGGCGATCGATGGGCCGCCATCCTCAGCAAAGGCTGCAGGATCGAGAACACCATATGAGACCTTCTCTGTCGGGTTCTCGATCATCACCTTCGTGTCTGGATCGAATTTCGCGCCCTCGCGCTCGGCAATACCGCGGGCAACCTCTTCCGCCGTCAGCTTCAGACCGACATTGGCCTCACCGGCCTTGCAGCCGTACCATTCTCGATATCGAACGATTGCACCACGAGGGATGACACCGTTTTCCGTCGGATGATCATCGCCAGCGATTGCCCACCACCCGACCGAGAACGGCTTGGCAGAGCCCCAATCCATCGACCGGAAGCGTGTCCAATCGCGCGGAATGGTGAAAGGACGAACGATATGCTTGCGAGTGTCCCAGCAGTCAAAGAATGCGCCCTCGATCGCGTTCCAGTCACCGGAGAGCCAGGCTTTTACGAGCTGGTCAGAGCCGACCAGGTAAAGGTTGTTGATGTAATCCGGGTCGTTCTCAAGCAGGAGCTTATTGTCCTCGATCCGGCTCGGAATGAAGACGTAGCGATGCTCCTTGCCGTTCGGTAGCTTGCGTGTCAGCAGCTTCATGCCGTTCGGCGCTGGGTCGATGTACCGTTGCTTTATCCAGTGCTGACCAGCGCCGCCAGGATTGCCGGTCAGGATCAATTGCGTCGGAACACCCTTTGCAGATCGCAGGACGCCAAACATTCTGTCGATCGGCTTAGGGTCTGGATAAAGGCCAGCTTCCTCGACACAGGCATCGGTTACGTTCTGCCCCTGGTACTTATCTGCGTCCTGGACACGCTCAAGCGGGCGGAAACGTAGACGGCCGCCACCGGGAAACACCCACGTTTTCTTCTGCTCTTTCCAATCGGCGCCGATCTTGCCGTATATTTCCTTGCTGCGCTCGATCGCATCATCCAGCATCGGCAGCTCGCGCCGGCAGAAGATCGCATTGAAGGCAGATCGGTACGTCGCGGCCTTGATTGCATACTTGCCGAGAACGCCGTCAGTCTTGCCGCCGCCGCGTGCGCCACCAAAGAACACCTCACGGAACGGGCAATCGACAAGAGCGGTCTGCGGGCCAGCCTGTGGCGCCCACGCCGTCCTACTTATCGTCGTCTGATCCATGCTCTTTCAGCCAATCGGCCTCTGTCATCGGCTTGGCATTGATGACGAAGTTGACCTTGCTGTTGAGATCGATATCGAGCTTGTCGCCATAGACCTTCGGGCGAAGCTTGCCGGCCATCCATTTGCGGGCCTCGATGCGAACCTGTGATCGGCGGATGTTCTCACCATTGGCGATCCAGCCTGCATCATCTTCGCCGCGGCGCTCCATCCAGTCGTTTCGCGCATCGTCGGCGATATCGAGGATGTCATCGAACAGCGTATCAGCCTGAGCTTCGCGCGCGCGGGCGTACTGGTTCCGAAAATCTGGGAATGCGTTGAGCCAACGAAATACCGTCGTCTTCGAAGGCATATCGTCCGCTTCACAAATGCTCCTAAGGCTATTGCCTTCGGCCAAGCGCTCACAGATGCGGTCCGCGATCTCAGAGGTGAAGTCTGAGGGGCTGCCTGTCATGTTCCTGCCTTCTGATCGGCTGGTTGGAATTACATTGATTGTCGTTCGAAGTTCGGCCACTCTCATGCGGTGCACTTCTCAAGAGCCGGAAAGGCATGCGGCGTCAGATATGGATCATCCGTCCGATCCCAACATCGATTTCATCGAGATGAGAGAAGCGATCGATGACGTTCCGCACGACGAGTCCACTGGGCAACTATGGCTGCTGGCTGTGGCTGTTGGCAGCTGCCTGATCTTCGGCATTCTTGTCTTTGGGATCTGGTCATGGCGTATCCATCACTTCCCGCATGCAGTCGCGACGATCGCCGAAGTCTGGAACCGCGAGGCCATCATGACAGATCGGTTAGGCCGTGAGACTGGGCGGAAAACCATCACGGAAGGCAGAATCTTTTTTACCCGCATACATGCTGGGAAATCATATCCATGCGAAATGACCGTCGAGTTGGGCATACCGAAGGATAGTTTCGCAGTCGGGCAGAAGCTCGACGTCGTTCCCGCTACCGGCACCTGTCAGCGAGTTGATGTCGTCAGACGTATTCGAGACTGAACATTCAAGCTCGCCGGTACAGTAGTTATGCCGATCGGGCTGCGAAACTATAACCTGGTTGAACCACAGCTACGCCGTTACCGCGTTCTCGCGAGCGACCTCCCCCATCGGGCCAGTATAGTGGCGAATAAAATCCCAGTCCGTCGGCTTGGTAGTGTTGTTCCAGACTGCCCCGAGGAGAAAGAGCTTACTCTTATATTCGGGACGACGGAGAAGATGGATAACGTGGCCGTTGTCGCCGCCCGGACGAGCCTGATCTTGGACGGGCACGGGATTTTCACGTTCAGCCAGGAGAGTTTCAAGGAAGCTTCGAGAGGTTTGCGTGCAGCCCCGCAATAATATCATTCCTGCATTCGGACGGAACGAATGGCCGAAAGCCAAAAACAAGTCGAAGTCGCGATTAGACTCAAGCAGCTCATGAAATGGCGGACAACAACCCATTATCTCTGCGTCGGAGTCGATGATCATAACACCGTCGCAGGAATCGATGAGGCTTAGGGCCGCAACATGCTTTGACCAAGTCGGCAAAGCTCCGGCCAGAAGGCTTTGATGCACTTGATGGTATTCGTAACCGTGCTTGTCGCAGTAGACGCGGTGGCTATCGGTACAATCCACCAAGGCATTGCGTTCGTAGTCGATATGAATGTTGATAACGACAAAACGCGAAGAGCCGGCTTTGGACCCACCTGAGGCTTTCGGGCCTGCTTTGAAATGCAATTTAGAAACGAACGACGACAGTTTATCGAACATTCGTCCGCTCAACATACGGCGTCGAAAAATTTCGCGATCGCATCGCCACCCACCACTTCCACTTCATCGTTTAGCTCACACGAGCACATTGCAACTTTTTATCGATTTTTGCCATTTTTGATAGGTGAATTCTGCTTCGCAGATGTCCGTTCACAACTCATGGCTTGAACGCCATGATCTCTATGTCACGCGCCTTCGGATTGAAGGGCGATACCGAGCGCACCATAATCGGCCCCGAAGGGTGGCAGTCTACGTGGGCTTTCCCCTGCCGTTTAACCGACTAGCCGGAGCAGTCATCATTCTGCGTTCCGGTTCTGCTGATGAATGCAGCCGCTCGGATTGGTGCCGGGAAGCGACGCCGTAGCGCCGGCGGATAGATGTCACCTCTTCCCGATCTCTTCGCCACCTGAAGCTGACATTAACGCTAACGTCAGGCTTTATTCATCCCTCTGGGTCTAGGGTCGAACCAACGTCACCCCTAGGACGTTGTACAAGAGCAAAATGTTCGGAGGAAATCCATGAACAAGTTCTTTATCGCTTCAGCAGTAGCCTTGGCCTCGCTCGTCGCCACGACCGCCCCGTCGCTGGCCGATGACGGGTATTACCACCACCATCGCCACTATGATCACGGCGATTGGGGCCATAACCGTCATCGCCACGACTGCTTTACAAAGCGAATGGTCGGTTGGCACCACGGCCATCGGGTCGTTACCGTAGAGCGTGTTTGCCGATAATTAGTATCAGCAATGGCCCGGTTCTCACCTGCCGGGCCTTTGTTGTGGGAGCCTGGATTTACGTCCGCACCGAAGCGGGCTCTACATCAGCTATCATCCACGCACGCAAATCCGATGTTACTGATTTTGCCCGTCGGCTTACCGTTTTCCCTGCCTGCTGAAACGAAAAAGGCCGCTCGAAAGCGACCCTCTGTTGCGGTGAGCGTCAAAAACGCAAATCACCAATTCTTGCACAGAAGATGGTCGATAATGCCAAATTTGCCAAGCACTTTTTAGTGAAATTCACTACCATCCTCAAAGTTTATGGGAAAAACTACGTGTTAGCCGCGATCCAGGCGTCTGTAATGGCCGTTTCATATCGCTTCCGGGCTGTTTCGTCGCTGCGTCCAATCTTCTTGCCGATCAGACCGAACGAAACATCAAATGAACGCCACCAGAGAATGCGCCAAGCCGCTTTGTCGAGATGCCGCACCCACGACAGTGCGGTCAGATAATCTGAGACATCTGCAGGCGTAGGCTTAAACCGCGGCATAGCCTCATCATCTGGATCGTAAGCGTCGATATACTCACGCACATAGTCAGGCGATGAGGATCTGACTATTAAAAAACGGCGCTCCTTGTCCGGGACAGCGCGAAGCGTCTTCATCGCCGTCATCAAGCGCGTTTCGATTTCAGAACGGGGAATGCGGACCGTCGACGGCGCAATCCGTGGGCCGCGTCGACGTGCCGGCTGGGCGTGAAGACGGATGCGGTTATGAACTCGCCGAGGGCCATCCTCTGGCAACACGGCGCGACCTGGCCGAAGCTGCTCGACTTGTGCCGTTTTCTTTTGTCGGGCTTTACGAATTTTTGGCAACGGAAGGCTCCCCAATCAGTATCTTCGAACGGTAGCGAGCAAACGCAGGCTTGCCTGTCATGAACGTTATTCGCCGGGCAGGCACGATGTCGCAGGGTTGAGTTACGCAACGAGCAGCGGTCATGTTCGCCGCATCCATGGTTGGGAAAAGCTGATCGCCCCAAGGATGCAAACCACCACTGCGATCAGAAACGGCAATGACGAAACCGTCGGTGGTCGTTCTTCCCAATGGATCGAGGCGACCGTCGGTCATCTTTTGCACTTGAGAGAAATTAGCCACGTTCGTTCGCCCCTTCCCCCTTGCGAAGCTCATTCAAAATCTCATCGCCGACAGCGAAAACTGCGCCTATGATCATGAACATGGCGACATAGGCCTCCGGCGTCATCGCAAGCCACCAACTCACCAAACCGAGAAGCGCCCATAGACGTGACGCAAATCTCAGGGGGCGCGCGGAACTTTTATTTTTCTCGTTCATCTTGCCCTCGATTTGATCAGGTTGCGGCGTTCGATCGTCATGCGCACATAGGACGGCCGCCAGTTGATCGGCCGAAACACTCGCTTGGGCGAGTCGATCTGATACCAATGGCCGTTCGCGTCGCAGAAGAACTGCAGTCCTTCGGCTGCGAAATGCCCGACCATGTCGTCGAAGAGTAGATCGCAGATGAGGCCGGTTCCCCGCGGCGCGGTATTCATCGGCCGCCATGGGTTTTCGCGGTCGTGCGCCTCGCGTTCCTGTCGTTCGCGGATCGTCATGCAGCTTTCTCCCACTCGCGCCAACCGGCGCCGTCCGTGGTTTCGATGAGGTTTGCGGGAACGATGCAGCCAGGCGCATTGGGCACTGGACCCCATTTGCCGCTGTCCCAAGCGTGTTCGCGGCGAGCAAAGGCTAGGCGCTTCGCCCACTGGGCATCGTCGACGACAACCGCCGACGCGACAACTGTTTCGGCGGCGTTTTCCCAGCTCGCCGAGTTCAGGAATTTTGCGGCATGCCGGATAAACTGCAGCTCTTTCCCCGCCACCTCGGCGGCATAGGCTCTGACACCGGCCATGATGGTTTCGAGCGATGCCTTAGCGCGAGCCTTGATGAAAGCTTTCAGCGCGTCTTGCTTTTCGACCTTGCGGGGATAGGCAGGCCAGAAGGTCTCGGAAAATTCCGCTTCCAGAATTTTCTTCTGAGACTGAGCCTCATTCGCCTTCGCGGCGGAAGGCCGCGATGAGGAAGAATCTTTATCTTCTGTATCTGTCTCTGTCTCTGGTCTAGCATCCGCTTGCGGCGTGCTAGCATGCGCTTGCAAGCCGCTAGCATTTGCTTGCACAATTTCCAGAAAACCACAATCTATCAATGGTTTAAGTTTTGGAAGACGATCTAGGTATGCGACCCTCTTGAGGTAAGCCGGATTGTTGGGAACCATCCCGTTGTTGCGCGACGCGATCAGCATGCACACGACTGCTAGCAGCTTGCTAGCATCGTCTAGCGTCACCCAATCTTCGCTAGCAAGCAGCGCGAAATGAAGCTTGATCCACGGCGGATTGCGATCCTTATAATGCTGGAATTGTTCCCAGTTTCTGACCTTAAATTGCGCAGCATCTGCCATTAGAAGGCCCTCGCTGCATTTCGAACGGCTGATGCGGCAATGTCGACGAAGAGCTCTATCGTCTTAACCGCGCCGTTCCGCTGCTTGGCGATAATGAATTGGAGCTTGCTCTCGACCTGTTCCAGGCGATCAAGCCGTTCCATCTCGGCATTTGCGTCTTTGCCTTTGGCCTTTTCCAGGTAGTAGGCCTCGCGGTATAGAAATGCGACCATATCGGCATCCTGCTCAAGTGATCCGGAATCGCGAAGATCTGCGAGCATCGGCCGCTTATCCTCCCTGCTCTCGACGCCGCGGCTGAGCTGCGACAGTGCAATCATCGCCACATCGTTTTCACGGGCGATCTGACGCAGGCCAGCCGAAATTTCTGAGACCTCGTTGTTGCGGTTTCCCGAATACCGAGACGACGCGGCTACAAGCTGCAGATAGTCGACGATCAGGAGATCGATCTTGCTGCCGGCGCGATCGGCGACGTCCTGCATGCGCTCCACCTTCACCCGAAGGTCAGATATCGAAAGGCCGGATTGTTGCTCGATCCAGAGCGGGAGAGCGTTGAACCGTTGCTTCGCATCGCAGATTTTTTCGAAATCCTCTTCTGACACATTGCCGGTGATCAGATCGGAATAAGGTACCCTCACGCCCCAGTCATAAGCGATATCGGTAAGGGCGCGCATTGCGAGGCGATTTGCGCCCATCTCCAAGGAAATGAAGCCTACGCCAAAGCCAGCTTGCGCAGCCTTGATCCCAATGCCGAGACCAACCGCCGTTTTGCCCATAGATGGCCTGGCGCCGAGAACAACCATTTCGCCACGATGAATACCGCCAGTAGCCTTGTTGATGTCCGTGAGGCCCCACGTGATGCCGGTGATACCACCGCCCCTATGGATAGCGCTTTGGACCTCATCGAGAGCAACGTCGGCGGCTTCTGAAAGCGAATACCGGGTTTTGCCTCGATTGCCGCCGCGAAGGCTGGCCGCAATATCATCGAGAGTGCGCGTCGCGGTCCGAACCAACTGGATTGGGTCCGCGCCCGGGTCATTGGCGGCCAATGCCAATCGCTCCGCCTCGATCGAAATCCCGATGCGGGCGCTCTGATGAATAAGGTTTGCGGCGGTTAACTTGATGCCACCAATGCCCAAAGTCGTATTTGCAGCCAGGGACGCGAGATATTGCGCAAGGCGCCGCGTCGTGACCTTTTCCCAAGTGTCAACCTCGTCGCGGTCAAACATGCCGTAAACGACGCTGAGCGCTGATCGGCCATATCGCTCATGGGCAAGAAGCATGTGCTGGAAGAGCCTGCGGTGGATGGGCTCCAGAAAATGATCTGGCCGAAGGACCCCGAGAATCGGCGCAACCGTACCGGAGACCAGCAATGCCCCAAGAACCTCTTGCTCTATCTCGATTACAAAGCCTCGATCGACCGAAGATTGGCCGTCATTCGTATTTGTCATGCGGCTATTCCTTGCCAGGCCCGTCAAGGAAATTGCGCTGGTCGGCCGTCATGAATAGATTGAGCCATGCACGCCACGCCTTACCTGCGGCGATGCCGTCTTGAATCGACAGCGATTGCTCGGCGCGCCGCAAGGCATCCACATAGGCTTGCCACTGCCGATCGATGTGACGGTGAAGGGGAATGACGTTCGTCATACCTCGACCTCGCGCTTTTGATACCCGGCGCTCGCCATCCAGCCCATCAGCTCTAAGGGCATTTGTTTGCCATCAGGCCAATTGTCGACGGACCACCGCATAACCTCGTCATAAGTTCTGGCGGTGAAGCTGTTTTTCGGGTCCTGCAGTCGAGAGAAGAAGTTGGGATTGTTCTTCACTCGACGGGAGACGGTGGAGATGGCGCAGTTGCTCGCCCGGGCGAACGCTGCGGCAGTTACCAGAAGGTTTTTACGGAGTTCGTTTTCCATCATGCGTTAAGCATACTGAAAAATCATTCGTTAGCAACTGTCTTATACTGATATTTCGGTTTTGATTTTTCCAGCGCCATGAAAGAGACTTTAGGACATGGAAAACGATTTATCCGCAAGAATTCGCAACCGCCTGGAAGCTCTAGGAAAAAGCGCCGCATCCGCTTCTGTCGAAGCAGGGCTTGGCCGATCTGCCATCACAGATATTCTCTCTGGGAATTCCGGCAGCCCACGCTTGGCCACACTCGAGAAGCTGACGAGCGTTCTAGAGTGCTCACTTGCATATCTTGTCGGAGCTACCATCGACCCCTCACCCACCCCCCCAGGCACAGAGGATGCCACCTTCGACCATCATGACGCCGGCGGAGGCGCTAAGTGGGTAAACGTAATTGAGGAGGCAAAGGTCGGCGTCTTCGAAGACCGTGAAACCGCAAGAAGCCGGATTGCGGACACAAAACGGCATTATAGCCTATTTGGTAGTGTCGATTACCCAGGATGGCATGTTTTTGGTGTCTTCGTCGGGGACACATCCCTCACGTCAATCGGAATACATTATGGGGATATCGCAACCATCGCCATGCCGCCCAAGCATGCCATGGGTCAATCGATACCGCTTCAAGATGGGGCACTTGTGTACTGCCAGGCAGGCATTCCTGCGGCTGTGGGATTTTCAGAGAATAGCATTAGACTCGTTCGAAGAGCTGGCAGCCTGATACATTTGGTGGGATCGCCCTCTGGGCCAGATTGGGATACGGGGCCGGCGATCCCCAGCAGCCCTACTCGATCTCTAACCATAAATATCGACGAAATTTCTGACAGCGATGATCCGAATAACTACGATGCAGGCAGTTATTCGGTAAGGGTAAGAGGTGTCGTCGTGAGGATCATTCGCGATATCCATCCCCTTCGCCTCAGGAAATGAAATTTCATTCAAATTGATTGACGGCTGAAATTTCAGTCGCTATGTTTCTTCATCTAACTGATGGAGAAAGCATGCAGACATATCTCAAAACCATGGAAGCCGACATCGCCGGCGCTCTGCTGTACGACCGTCTGCGCCGGTCGCCCGCATCCTCTGCCATCAACGGTCACTTGAATTCGGTCGAGAGCGACGAAGCGCAATTCGACGACAACGGCGGCGCGCTGGATGCTGCGGCCGCCGTCGAAACGCGTCGAGCCGAGATCCGAAGCTTCAGAGAGTTTCGCCAGACCACTTGCGATACGGCCGAAGACGTCCAGGCGAAGATACGCTATCTGCTGCACGGCACCCTCGGCGAACGTCAGACACTCGTCGAATGCCTGATGGATGCCGCATACGGCTGGGGCGACGCTAAAGATGGCCTCGAGCTCTTCCTGAAATCATTACTGGTAGAGGATTTCACTGACGCGCTTACGCATGCGCGTGCACCCGCACATCCGCGCACAGCGCGCGGCGCACACACGCGCGAGGGTGACTGATGTTAGCCCATGCCACCCATGGCGCCCCAAGTGATAAAATCAGATCGATCGGAGATCGGCGCAATTTTGCGCAGATCGTTAGAGCAAACGTGACGGTTTGTCCGTTAGAAAGGTATGCTAGCGTTGGACGGGATCCAGTCGGGAGGCTCGATGCCGGCTCCTCTCAAGGCTTTAGCCATCGCGTCTCCAGCAGCCAACACGTTCGTGGTTTGATTATCTTTCTCGATCTCAATGAAGTGATCGATCTGCGGCCAGAGAATGTCAGCCAATTGACGGTCGACGATCATGGCATGTGCGTTGACGAAAAAGAACTGCCACCAGCGCTTTGCGAAATCCAGCCGCCGCTCTTCCTCAAACGTTGGGTGAACGTCGGGAAGGCGAGCAAGCTTCAAATTGCGCTCGGCATCGCTGACGCTCCAAAAGTCGCGCCACGTTTTCTCATCAGGATTGGCGGAAAATGGATTATCGAGCAGGACCGTCTCACGGTTCGCCGCGTCCGCGATAGCGCGTTCGACCACTGTCGTAATCGTCTGGCCTTTCAGGCGAGAGAGAAATTCCAACATAAAACGACTTTTCGGGTCCAAGCGAATGGTCAGGGTTTCGCTCTTGGACGACTTCTTCAACGATACAGCCATCGCACACTCCGTGTAATGCAAACACCGTACATTTTATGTGTGAGTAGTGCAAATGCCCCTTGCGCGAAAAATGAACTTGGTTAATTATGTGCGTACTGCAGATGCAGTGCGGTTAATGAAAGGCAAGTGCAATGACTCAACCGCAGGAAGATGATGTACCGCAGCGCCGCATCGGCACGACGTTCACCGACGCAGAACTCAGCCAAATCGACGACTGGGGCTTTGCCAGGAAGATCAGGACACGCTCTGAAGCGATACGGCGTCTTGTTCACAATGGCCTGAAAACTGAGACACCGGCTCGGGCTGGCGACTAACCCGCAAACCCTTTCGGCTGTTTTGTTAAACCGGAATGATGAAGTGTACCAAAATGAAAACGGCGACCAAGCAGGCTGGCAGGCCCACCGATCGCCGATTTCGAAATGAAAACCGCTGGCAGGCGGTCTCACAGTCCAGCCACAGGAGGCTTTAATGGACGCCCTAATCAATAGCATGCCGCCAATCGGCGGTAAACACGAGACTATGACGAGCTTGGAAATTGCCGAGGTCGTCAACTCCCGTCACGACAAGGTCAAGCAGTCTATCGAGCGGCTTGCAGATCGTGGCGCGATTCAACTCCCCCCAATGGGGGAAGTTAAAAATCACCTCGGCCAATCGGTTCAGGTATACATCGTTGGCGAGCGCGACAGCTACGTGGTCGTTGCCCAGCTCTCACCAGAGTTTACGGCGCGGTTGGTGGATTACTGGCAGACGCACCGAACCTTCACCCCACAGCTTCCGACGACGGCTGAAGCATTCGCAAATGCCTTTCGGCTTTTGGCAGACAGCGAGCGTCGGCAGGCGCAGCAAGCCGCTGAAATGAAGTACGTCTCAACCCGCATCGACATCATCGAGCAGCAAGCACCGTTGAAGGCCAAGCCGCAGAATGCCGAGACGCGCTCGGAGGTTCGTATCCGGATGAACCGTCTCTACGGACTGTCTGGCCCGATCATTGATACCGTGCTCGATCACCAGGCCTATGGCATTCGCCCCTTCGGCATGGTCAAAAACAGCCACGAAGACGCCCAGGGCAGCAGCTATGGCGTTTACTGGATCAGGGACATTAGCGCGCTGTTCAAGAAATTCGTCGGAGAATGCCGGCCACACTCCGAAACAATGGTCCGTCACGACATCATTGCCCGACCGTTCAAGCTCAGCCAGCCATTGAAGGCATAGCTAGATCGGGCGCATTTTTGCGCCGACCTCCACCCGTCACTATTTGGAGAATCCCGATGCCGAACACGATTCCGGCCGCTGGCGAAGCTTCGCTCGACGCCCAAACAACAAACCAACGCAGCGCAGTCGAAGGCGCCCTTCTCGATCTCGAGGGGCAAATTTGCGACCTATACTGCATGATCCATGCTTCAACCATGCTTTTCGAGCGCCTTATCGAAAAGCCTTTGGCGGATGGCACCATCAAATATATCTCATCCTATGAGCGCGATATCATCAGCTTTGCATGGAACAATCTCGCAAGCCGCGCTTCCGAGCTAAGACGCGACTTCTATGCGGCTGCTCACGATGAGGGTGTCCAATGACCCATCAAGCCCCTGACGACTTCGCCGGCCGCGTTTTGGACGCCCAAAATCTCCTTTCCGAGATTAAGCACCTCAACGAAGCGGTTTTCATGGCTGCACATGGGCTCGGCCAACGCGACCACATGAACGCGATAACCACTGTCGCCGATATCATCGAGAAGAAGCTCGCCGAGGTCGAAGGCATCCTTGATGCGGCGCGGGAGGCGTCACGATGAACCTATCCCGCAGACAATCCTTCGGCTTCCTGGCCGGGTCTATACTCTCGACGACGGCAGTCGCCGGCGCACCGACCCTCGTCGCCGCCGCGACTAAGATGACGGCGCGGGAACGCTACGCCTATCATCTCGCCGAAATGAAAAAAGCGGCAGAGGATATCGATCCCATGATCGGGCACTGGCACATTACCGGTCTTGATCCTGACGAACAGCGATGCGCGCTTGTCATTACCGCGCATAGGCTGACTGGACGCTATGAAGGTGATGGCCGCTACGAGGGAGCAAGTCCCTCATGGAATGGCACGCATCAGCGGTACGACGTCAAGCTGATGGATTGTCGGATCGACGACGAGCGCGTGTTCCACGTTTCGACGCCCATGGAACGAATGCTCCTGATCGAGCCGCGCTTTAACACCTTCATCGGCCGCAAACTGGGAGGAATGCTATGAAGGGGGAATATACGCTCGACGCAATTCATAGCGATATCATCCACCTAGGGCATCTGATCGACGAAACGATGACCAAGCTCTTGGAAGTCGATCACCATACCCTGACGCCCGATACGAAGCACTATATCGATCGCGCCAGCGCATTTACCTGGGTTGCGCGCGATCTCGTAGAGCGCATTGAAGCCGGCTTTCCCGGCGCCCGTCGTGCGGATCGATCTCATGCGAAGGAAAACGCCCATGCATAGCGTCAAGATCGAAGACGCATTGGGCGAGTCCCTGAGCTGCCTGCATGCGCTCAAGATGGCAATGGAAAGCTGCGAGGTGCTGGGAGGAGGCGGAAGGGACTATTGCGCCTTTCATCTTCTCGCCGACGCCGCCCAAGGCGGCATCAGTAAGGCTCTCGCCATCTTAGATCGCATCAGCGACGGCGATTCACAGGCTGTGGAAAACGCGCCTGTGAACAATGTGGATAACGGGGGGAAGCGCCCATGACTAAGCCCTTCACACCGAAGAGCCTAGCCGACCATTGGGAATGCTCCGAACGTCATATTCGCAAGCTCATAGCTTGTGGGGAGCTTCCGGCTTTTCGTCTTGGCGGGAAGCTTCTGAGGATCAAACCTCAAGACGTGGAGAACTTTGAAAAATGTCAGAGTGGAGACTTACGCGACTCCAAGGAGAGTTTTGCGTCACATGGGACGAGCCCGGCGGCATCCGCCGACGTTATCGCCTTGGCACCCGAGACCAGAAAGAGGCGTCCCGCCTCGCCGCGTCTCGATACGCGGAACTGACCCGGCCGAAGGGCACAACGGTAGAGGATCTGTGGAAAGCCTACGTCATCGCCAAGGAAGGGCGTGCCGTCGTCGGCACCATGAAATTCACATGGAAGGCCCTAAAGGACCGCTTCGGCAAAATGGAGGGAATGGCGATCACCATCCTCGATTGCCAGGCCCATACCGCTGAACGCCGAAAGGCCGGCATCCAGGACGGCACGATCCACACCGAGCTCGGCCACCTGCGCACGGTTCTGGTCTGGTCGGAGAAGAACGGCCTCATCGCGCGGGCGCCGCACATCGAGCGGCCGGCGAAGCCAGACCCGAAGGATGGCTATCTGAAGCGGGATGAAGTCGGGAAGATGATCGAGGGGGCGAAGGTCCCACATATCCGCCTTGCGATCATGCTGATGATCGGAACAGGCGCCCGCAATGCTGCGGCACTAGAACTGACGTGGGACCGGGTGGACTTCGAGCGCCGGCTGATCAACCTGCGGAATCCGTTCGATCGGGCGCCACGGAAAGGTCGCGCCACCGTTCCGATGAACGAGACGTTGATGCGAGAGTTGAAGCTTGCCAAGCAGGCAGCGCTATCGCCTTATGTGATCGAATGGGCTGGTGTCCAGGTGAAGTCGATCAAGAAGGGGCTGAAGGCTGCGGCCAAGGCTGCAAAGATCAGCGACGTGTCGCCGCATATGCTCCGGCATTCGGCCGCCGTCTGGCTTGCCGAGGACGGCCATTCAATGACGAGGATCGCTCAGTTCCTCGGCCATTCGAACAGCCGGATCACAGAAAAGGTCTATGCGCGTTACAGCCCCGAACACCTTCGGGACCTTGCCGACACATTGGACCTGACTGCAAATGGTGGGAAGGGTGAATATCGAACCTCCGACCACTCTGTAACAGCCAAAAGGGATATTTCGACAAAAAACCCCAATGGTTTCAATGACAATGTATCGAGGATCGCTACGTAGTGCTCCTCAGGTTCACCAAACCTGAAAAGCGGAACAGAGTAGCAACATAGTGCCGAAAACGACGATTTACGAAGCGTAGAGTCCCAGCAATTCCGGGGATTCCGCGAGGGGGCCGAAAGTTGACATCGTAGGGGTCACAGGTTCAATCCCTGTCACGCCCACCATCCTAATTCGCTGAAAAGCAAGGCCTTTCGAGAAATCGAAAGGCCTTTTTCATTTCTTATCGGTTGACAGAGTCCGGTTATCCCCAAAGCAGATCAAACCGAAAAATACCCCTTGACCTGAAGCGAATTGCAGCCCGGTCAGCGATCCAGGAAATGCCGCAAAACCGCCGTCGTCGGATAGGCGTAGACGCCACGATCGACAAAGCCGTGACGATAGAGGCAATTTCGCAGAGCCAGCCAGTAAGGGGTACTGTTGGGGTCCGGAGAGCCACGGCGCCAGGAATAAGCCTCAGGCTCGCAGCGATCGAGAACCCTCTCATATGTCGCCAGCACCACCGGATCGCTGTCGGCGCGAATACCGCCATGGTAGGTCTGGTAATTCGAAGGCGCCTCGCCGGCAGAGACGCATGCCAGGCTCAAAATCGCTCCCAACGCTAACATCATTCTCATGTGCTTCGATCTCCAACTAGCCGCGTCCCGAAAAATTCGAGCGCAGGTCGAGAATAGTAGTCTTTTGGGAGATAGCCAATCACATGCTGATGTTCGCGGGGATTGCGGGGGCGAACGGAGCCTGCGACACAAGTTCCCGCTACAAGCCGCTTGACTTCCGGCCGCGCCGTCATCCTACTGTCATATCAGCGCATCGATCATACGGGAGGATGAGATGACGGTGATGAAGCGGCAGTTCTACAAGAACCACAAGCCCAATGGCGATGAGTACATGTTCCATCTCGCCCGCGACACCGAGAGCGGTGAGGTCTACGTCATCCGCCAGGCGGATTATGTCGTCGATGGCGGCAGCGAGAAAACCATGACACTCTATGAATTCCTGGCCGGGGGCGGCAATCGGCAGAATGCCCTGCTGCAGTTGATCGGCGAGCTTGTTCCGGAATCCGCACAACAACACTGA